CGCGACGAATCAGATTGGTTCGATTGCCCAAGCGGATGTGCAGCGGCAAAACGCACAGACGCAGAGCGCGACACAGCTAGCCATGCAGCGAGGTGCAGCGAATGGCTAAGCGTATGCGTCTCAAGACAAAGCCGACGATTAAAGCTGCCGCTGCCGGCAAGGTGCCGTCGTTTTCGATGGTGGCCTACAACGGCGGACCAATGTATGTCGACGGCTACGACGACCCGATTGTTATCGACCTAAGCGGGCTGAAAGTCGCCCCGAGTGTTGTCGCTAATCTCAACCATGACAGTGAAGACCCCGTCGGCCATGTGACGGACATCGGCAATGACGGGTCAAGCCTAGAACTTAGCGGAATTCTGAGCTACGCGAGCGAATCGCGGGATCAGATTGTTGAGAGCGCGACGGGTGGCGGGTTTCCGTTTCAAGCATCCGTCGAGGTGACGCCGGATGTTATTGAGCGATTGCCAAGCGGACAGACGGCGGTTGTGAATGGACAGACTATCACCGGTCCGGCTGTGATTGCTCGAACCGGTTATCTGTATGGGGTAGCTTTCGTGCCGCGCGGTGCGGACGAATCGACGAGCGTTAGGATTGCGGCCAAAGCCGCCCAAATGAAAGGTAGTGTTATGACTTTCGAGGAATGGATTGCGTCTCTTGGATTGCAGATGGACGCGTTGAGCGCTGAGCAAGTCGCTCAACTCAAGTCGGCCTATGGAGCGTTGCAAGGCACTGCCCCAAGTGCGCCGACGGATACGATGGCCGCCCAATCGGCTGAAGACACGATGGCCGCTGGCGCTAGCCAAGACACCATGCAAGCCGGCGCGGCGTGGGATGCTGTCGACATTCGAGCGGCACACGCTGACGCGTTGGACAGTCTCGACGCCGAACTGCTCGCCATCGAAGACGACGCGCCCGCCAACGTGCTAGCGGAAGCCAAGAAATCCGCCCGCAAGGGGCTTGGCGACCTGAAAGCCAAGGCCGCGCGAAGCCGCTGGAACGCGGAAATCTACCGGGCGAAGGCTGGCGAAATCTTGGCTAATGCCAAGCTGACGATCGTACGCGGTTCGCGCCCGACCGCTCCCGCGATCCACGCCAGCGGACGCGATACGAACGGCGACGTGTTGGCGGCTGCTGTGTGCCAACGTCTCGGCTTAAAAGACCTGGACAAGCAGTTTGGCGAGAAGACGCTGGATTCCGCGCATCGCGAATTCCGGGGACGGCTGGGCATTCAACAGCTTGTGATCATGGCCGCCGCTTCGAACGGCTGGACCTGCCGGCCGGGCGAACGCTTGCACGCTGGCAACCTTCGTGAGGCGCTTGAATACGCTTTGCCGCGTCGCGACATCCGCGCGTCGGCTGGCTTTTCGACGTTGAGCTTGCCGGGCATTTTGAGCAACATCGCGAACAAAGAATTGCTCGAAGGGTACATGCAGGAGGACAACGCTTGGGCCGAAATCGCGGCCGTCAAGAGCGTCCCGGATTTCAAGCAGGTGACGTCCTACCGAATGCTCGACGATATGGCTTACGAACTGTTGCCCAAGGGCGGACGGATCAAGCACGCCACCACGGGCGAGCAATCGTTTACCCGTCAAGCGCGGACCTATGCCAAAATGTATTCGGTCACCCGCGAAGACATCATCAATGACGACCTGGGCGCGTTCGACGCGTTGCGGGACGTGATTGGTCGCGGGGCCGCGATGAAACTGAACGATATCTTTTGGACGACGTTTCTTGACAACGGGTCGTTCTTCACTTCGGGCAACTCCAACTTTATCAGCGGTGCGACGACCAATCTTGGCGCCGATGGTGTTGGGCTTTCGCTGGGCGTTAAGGCGTTCCGCGAAATGCGTTCGCCGAGTGACGACGGACGCAAGCGGGTTGGCGGACCGCCGCCGACGATCCTCCTCGTTCCCCCGGAACTGGAAGCAATTGCCGAGGCGCTGTACCAATCGCGAAACGTGAACACCGTGAAGGCTGGAGACGCCAACATTCACGCTGGCAAGTATCGGCCGGTGGTGGTGCCGTGGCTGAGCGATTCGGCCTACACGGGCTATAGTTCGACGGCTTGGTATTTGTTCCGCGCTCCGAATTCGGCGATTGCTCCAATCGTTGTCTCGTTCCTGGACGGCGTGCAGACGCCGACGGTCGAGACCGCCGATGCGGACTTTGATCAGCTTGGCATCCAATTCCGTGGCTACCACGATTTCGGCGTGGACAAATTTGAAACGCTCGCGGGCATCAAGAGCAAGGGCGCGGCGTAAGCCAGACCTAGCAAACAGACCAACAAACCAACATTTTAGGAGAGTTCATTATGTCTGAAGCGGAACTATATCAGGGTGACGAATGCACCCTGGATTACACGGCCGATGCCGCCATCACTGGCGGTGAAGTGGTCCAATTGCGGGACGGCCGAGCGGCTGTGATTCCCGTCGATTGCGCCAACGGCGAGAAGGTCGGCGCGCAGGCCGAAGGCATTTACAACGTCGTCAAGACGGCTAGCCAAGTGTGGCTTGACGGTGCCGAAATCTACTGGGACCACTCCGCCAATGCGGCAACGTGCGTCCCGCCGCTTCTCGCGGGCGATCGGGACTTTTTCTTGGGGACGGCCGTCGGCGATGTCGCGGCGGCCGCCACCGAAGGCAAGGTGAACCTGAACGTACGGCCGGTCTACGAAATCGACCTGCAATCGAGCGGCGGCGATACGGCTGTCGTTCTGACTGCCGGCACGCCAACGATTGTATCGCGGGGCGGCACGTTGCACGCCGCATTCAGCGCCACGAACGAAGCTCAAAAGCTTGACTGGTTGTCGAAACGGTCGTTCGCGCTCGGCTCGAATTGGATTTTGGAAGGCGTGTTCGAAGTGGTCACGAACGCTGACGCGGACGTTGCCGACCTGTCGATTGGCGTGGCCAACGGCACGAACGCCAGCGACGCGGACAGCATCACGGAAAGCGCCTTCATCCATCTGGATATGGGCGGAAGCCTGAATATCTTCGCGGAATCGGACGACGGCACGAACGAAGTGGCCGCCACCGACACCACGGTTGACTTTGCCGTGGGCACCCCGGTTTTCGTGTGCATCGACGGCCGCAATCCGGCGAGTTTGAAGTTCTACGTGAACGGCGTGCAGGTGCTCAGCAGCACGACGTTCAACATTTCGGCTGCAACGGGCCCGCTCAAGGCTCTTTTCCATCTGGAAAAGACCGCGAACGATTCGCCGGGCATTGTCGATTGCGACATGCTACGCGTGCGGACGGGACAGCAGTAATGAGTTTGCTTGACACTGGAGCGGCGTGGCTGGGCGATCAACTCATGGATCATGCCAGCCACGCCGTAGCCTACACGCAGGGCGGGACCACGATTGCGTTACGCGGTACGCGATCGGCTGAACTGGTGCGCGTCCAGTCGACGACTGGCGCCACCATGATTAGCCGGCAAACGTCGTTCTTGTTTCGCACGGTGGACGTGACGCTAACCCCGCAACGCGGCGATCTGCTAGCCGAAACGGTGAACGGATCGACGGTGTATTGGGAAGTAACGCCGGACGTCTCGGGATCGTTGTGGCAGTATGAAAGCGCCGGCGAGGAATTGATTCGAGTTTTTGTTGCTGAGGCTGCCGCATGGCATCGGTAGTGGCCCAAGTATGCGACGCGGTGTTGACGGTCGTTAAGGCGCTCGACCTGGGGACGGAGTTCGAAGCCGTTCGGTCGTACGCGGATTACGACGACGAATCGGCATTGCGAGAAGTGTTGCGTGTCGAGGTTGTGATGCCCGACAACCCCGCTGTAACGCTCGATACGCGGGGCGGACTGACCTACTTGATTGACGTCTCGATTGGGATTCGGAAACGCATTACGGGCGAGGACAGGGACGCACAAACGGGACTACTCGCCAACCATCAACTAGATCCGCTGGTTGATGCTGTGGAGAGAATAGCCGACGCCATGATTCCAGACGTTTTCGCCGACGTCGACGCGTCTTGGCAACAGACGACAATTGACAGCTTGTTCGATCGTGAGCGGTTGCGATCGGCTGGCATGTTTGAAGCATCGGTAACAGTGACTTTCGAGGCTCGAAAAGGCCTAGCATAGGAGACAAGACATGCCAGCTACGAAGAAAATGGGCTACGAAGCCAAGCTGTACTACGGTGCGGCTGGATCGACTGCCGCGACTCTCATCACCAATTCCCGCGACATCAAGTACGACACGAATCCTGTGTCCGGCGACACTACGACGCGGGGAAGCGGAGCATCGCCGCCGATTCGAACCGGGCGGGCTGTGGCGCTTGAAGCGTCGCTGACCTGGAGCATGGTCAACAAGAGCGACGATGCCACGCTGACGGCGCTGTTGGCTGCGGCTCGAACTGGCGCGGCCGTGGCGCTGCGGTATATTCCTCACACTGGCAGCACGGGACTCGACGCCGATTGCATCATTAGCGTCTCGAACGGTGCGCCCCTCGGTGGCGAGTCGACGTTTGACTTTGCCGTGGTGGCGATGGACGATAGCGACCGCGCCCCGCTGCTCAACAGCTAATTTCCTGGAGATTTGAACTATGCCATCGCTAAGCTATGCCGTCGCTCTCGGCTCGATCAATAAAGCCGTGATTCGGACGGCTGACGATCTAATTGACGTGCAGGTGACGTTGCCAGCCGGCAAGAGCGGCACGCTGACAACGCGGACCGACGACAATACGGGCATCGTTACTGTCGCCAGCGGTCACGGGATCACCGCGAGTGACACCGTGGACGTCTATTGGTCGACGGGACGACGCTATGGCGTTGACGTCACCGCCACCGACGCAACCACAATCTCGATTGACCTAGGCTCGGGCGACAACCTGCCAGCGTCGTCTACGGCTGTCGTCGTCTGCAAGCAAGTCGTCGTAAATAAGGCAATCGACGGTGACGCGTTGTCGATTTTGGGCCTACTGATCGACGTCGCGGCATCGACTGGATTCGGCACGCGATTGACGTTCTTCGATGCCGTTTCCGCTGGCGGTAGTGCCGTTGGATCGGGCATCGATTTGGACGCGAACGCCCCTGTCGTGTACGATATCACTGGCGGAGCTAGCAACCCGTTGACGGGTTCGCCGATTTTGTCTTTCGTTGCCAGCAATGGGGACGGAAGCAATGCGGCAACGCTCAAACTTCAAGGTTTGCAGGATATTACCCCGTAATGCCATCTTTTCGTGCTGGCGGCCGTGAATGGCTCGTGACCATTGACGCCCCAAAGATCAAACGTGTTCGCGAAGCGCTCAACGTCGATTTGGGCGCCCGCGATTGTAAGCAGTTCGACGCGCTGACTGCCGATCCGGTGTTGGCTGGCGATGTGCTTTGCGAACTACTTCGCAAGGATATCGACGCGGCTGGCATCGGGACCGATGTGTTCCTCGGCTACCTTACCGGCGACGACGGCGAGGCGGCTGGGAACGCACTCATCGAGGCGATCATCGATTTTTTCCCGTCGCGCCAGCGGTCTCTACTCCGCGAGATGCTGGCGAAGAATCAATCGGTGATGTTGGCGGCGGATCAAGTGGCACGCGAAGAACTGAACGATCCGCTGACGCTGGAAGCGATGACAGCGCGAGCGGTGAAGGCGATCCGCGAAGAGTTCGCGAAAATTCGGACCCCGTAATCGAGTGCTATCAACGCGCAGGCTCGCTAGGCGTATCGCCCCATGGCGTGACGCTTCGCGAGTTGCGATGGATGTCCGATGGTGCGGAGCGGGCTTGGCGGGATCGGTGGGTAGGCTTGTCGGCTTTGCTGTTTGGCCACGTGAAAAACGTGGCCGCATACATCGAGCACGGCACGCTAGACGCACCACAACCGCAAGCCGCAAGCGGGACGCACACGCCGGAAGTGGCTCGGTATATGCGGGCAATCGAGTTGAACGGCGGGCGTTTTTTGATGCCTGAGGATGCCGAAAGGATACTATCCAAACATGGCGAAGCAACCCGAGCGGCCGCGCCCGCCGATGGCTCGAACGACTAGCGTCGACAAGCAACAGGAGGCCCAGCAACGCGGGCAACGCGGACTGTCGCGGGCTATGCGTGGCTTGCAGGGATTCGCGGGGCAAGCTAACGCGGCATATGGCAAGCTTGGCGCGACGATCGAAGCGTTGGTTGAGCCTGTGGCTAAATTAGCCGTGGCATTCGGCACGGTACGTGATACGCTACGGGAAACCGTTGCCGCCCTTGATTCGTGCAACGAATCGCTCTCCGGGATGAACATGCGGGTTGCCGCGTTAATCCCCATGATGACGACGTTAAACGCTCAATTCACCGCGATTGCTGGCACAAGCCAGATTGCTGGATTCACTGGTTCGTCGGCGCTCTCGAAGCTGTCGTTCTCCGCCGCCAAGGCCACGATAACCACGGGAACTTTTGGCGCTACGCTGGCGACTGCCCTGTTTCCGCTTACCGCCATCGCTGCGGCCATTGGCGTGGTGTATGTCGCGCTGTTTAAGTGGGACGAATTGCCGTTTGTCGTCAAGGTGTTGATGCTCGCATTGTCTCCGCTGGTGGGATTGCTGCGGGCCCTAGTCAACGCATTCAAGATTGTCACCGCTCCAATTCGGCTATTCATTGGCGGTCTGAATCTGATTCAATCGGCGGTTACGGGCACAATCCGACAAATCATCCTGCTGCCGGTAAACGTCGGGAAGGCCCTTATCGCGACGTCAGCCGCTGTCGTGAAGTTTGGGTCGCTCGTCGCTCGAACGCTCGGCAGCGTGGCGGCTGGCGCGTTTCGCGGGCTATCCGCCGCGGCGGCTGGCGTAAGTGCGGTTGGCAATGTGATGGCGGGCATCGGCGATCAAGTTGTTACCGCTGCCAGCCGGATTAGCCGACCGCTCACGGAGGCCGGCGCGAAGTTCGCGGCGGCTGGCACGGCTGCGGTGGCGCTGGCTGCGGCAACCGGGATGAGCGTGGGCGCTGTGCAGGCGTTCGGCTACGCGGCGGAGCGATCGGGCGTTTCCGCTGACGCTATGGCGTCGGCTGTGGTCGCGCTCAACAAATCTGCGATTCAAGCGGCTAGCGGAACTGGCGAAGCGTCTCGAATGATCCAGCGTCTTGGGTTGGACGTCGGAAAAGTGGCCGCCATGAATGCGGAGACGCGTCTAATCGTCGTCGGTCAAGCGATCCGCGATCTAGCCGACCCGGCAGAGCGATCGGCGGCATCCGTGGCGCTCCTCGGCAGTGACGCGTCCGACCTGCTCAAGATTTTTGACGGCGGCGCGGCCGGGATCGGCAAGTTTTACGCGCAGGCTGATCGGTTAGGATTGCTGATGAGCGGTCCGCAAGCAAAGGCCGCACAAGAGCTAACCAAAGCCCAGCAGACGCTGTCGCAAAGCTACCAAGGCCTGTGGCAGCAACTCGGAGCGGCAGTCGCGCCCGCGTTGACGGACGCGGCCGAACAAATGGCGTACGTAATCCAAGCTGTTACAGGTTGGGTCAAAGCCAATCCCGAGCTAATCCGCCAAGTGTTCGCGATTGCGTCGCGTGTTGTCGCGGTGGCGAGTGCTGTCGCCAGTTTGGGCGGCGTTTTGGCTGTCGCGACGCCACAATTGATTGCCCTCGGTGCGGCGGCTGCGGCCGGCTATCTAGCGTGGCAGCGTTACGGCGCGAGCATCCAAGCGGCGGCCGGCACAGCGTTGCAGTATCTTGGCGACATGTGGAAAGGCACGCAGGAGGTGCTTGGCGGCATCTACGATGCGATTTACGCGGGCGATTTAGAGGCGGCCGTAGCAATCGCGTGGAACGGCGCCAAGAAGGCGTGGACGGCTGGACTGAATGACTTGTCGACAATCACCGGGGACGCGTTAGGCGGCATTCTGAACGCTTTGGCGGCTGGCGATTGGAAGTCTGCACTAGATCAAGCTCTATCGCTGATTCGCGAGGGGCTCACGCAGGCGGCCGGATATCTGGACACGATTTGGACCGGCGTTGTCAACAAGCTGGACGACGTGACGACGGCAATCCGCCAAATGGTCAACGTCGCGATTCAAGAGCTTGCCAAGTTGGCGATGGCTGGACTGGATAAGCTGGTCCAAGCGAGCAAAGCTATCGAGCAATATGACCCGACAGGAAAATTGAAGGACATGCGGCTAACGATGCAGCTTGCGGCATCGACGAGCGGCCTAGCGTCTACCGCGTTGACGTCGCCAGATGCGGCCAACAAGCAACTGGCTGCCGATACGGCACAACGCCAGACGCAGCGCGACGCCGATTTGGCGTTGCGAAACGCGGCACGGCTGGCGAGTCAATTGACGATGGCTGGACAGCGCCAGCAGCTAGCCGACGCGGCTAAACTGGCCGCAGGCGGGCAACGCGTCGCGATTGCGGGACAGTTGGACAATCGATTGGCGGATGCCGCCATCGAGGCGTTTCGCGCCGCTCAAGATCGTGCTGACGCAGCAGAAACCGACCGCAAAAAGCGGCTCGAAGCCGCCGCTACGGCTGGCGGTGGCGGGTTCGGTGCGACGTTCAGCGCGGCAACCCTGCTTTCGCTCGGTGCAAAGCGAGAATCCGCTGCCGACCGGACGGCCAAGGCTGTCGAGACGCTACCGGGCAAAATGCAAACACTCATCGACCTCGAAAAACAACGCCAAGCGGCCGACAAAGCCCGTATGCTGGAGTTTACCGCGTGAGTATTCGATTCACCGAAAAGCCCGGTAGCCGAAACACTGTCGGCGGCGAGAGTGGAAGCCGTGTTGACCTGTTTACGCTGTCGGGCACGAACGATAGCGAAGTGGCCTATTTCACTGTGCTTGCGAATACGGCGTTGTTCGTGGTCGCGGCTGGTCAGGTGCTCTATCGTCAAGACCCCAAGATTGATCATCAGGGGCACGACCTATGGAGCGTGGAAGTGCCCTATGGGATGAAATCGAAGCAGTCGGTTGAATGGCGTGTATCGTCGTCGACAACGGGCAGAACGCAACGGATCACACAGAGCAAACAAACGATCAAAGTTTGGGGACCGGCTAACCCGCCGGATCACAAAGGCGCAATCGATGTGCAAAACGGAGAGGTTCGAGGCGTCGATATCATCCTCCCATCTACCCGGCTGACGTATGAAATCACGTGGCCTGCTGGCGTAGTGTCGGAGGCGTACATTCTGTTCGTGTCGCAGCAAGTCGGAAAGACCAATCAAAACGCGTGGCACGGAATGCAACCCGGAGAGGGCTTGTTTTCTGGCCATACTGTCGAACAGGGATCGGCTCAAAAACGCGTCATGCGTTTTGATGTCGAATACTCGCCAACGCTGCCGCCAACTGCGATTGCGGGCATTGCGGGCGTCACGAAACGCGGTTGGGATGCGGCTTGGGAATCGAGGATCGACAACGTGAACAATGGCGGGCCGGTGAAGCCAGCGAATTGGATCTACGTTGAACGCGTCTATGACGAAATTGACTTTGCAAGCGTGATGGGGTTCTGATGTTTCCTGCCGCGCCGGGCGATCCGCTCAAAATTTCCGCGAGCGATTACAACGCGGCCGTCGAGGCTGGGCGGCAATGGATGCGTCAACGCAGGCTTGGCGTTGGCGGTCAAGTCGACACGCCAGCCATCAATCATGGGCTGATTTGGATTCGCAATTCGACAAGCGGGAGTCTTAGTCGCGGGGCCGTGGTCGAGTTGTCAACGCCGATTGTCGACACGCTGACGCCCCGCGTTCTGTGGCTCGATGGGATCGTTCGTGCGGGTGTTGATCCGGTGTGTGCCGTGGTGCTTGATCCGGTGGCACAGCTTGGCATCGTGCCGGCGCTTGTTAGTGGGTGTTGTCTGGCTGACGTCGACATCATCGACGCCGACAACACGCATGCACGCGTTTTGCCTGGATCGACACAGCTACGCGGCGACTTCGGCGGCTGGGCCAGAATCGTCTACAAACCAAGCGGAACGGGATTGAAAACGTGCGTTGTGCAAGTTGGAGAAACGCGAACGGTAAGGCGTAAGGCGAAAGCTACGACTACCATCACCGACAACGGTTCAGGATCGGCTGACGTTTACATTGAGGATGCGGCACGTGGGAACGTGACGGTGCATTACAACTGGATGACGGGCGCGGGCAACATTGCCAACGGCAGCGACCTACTGATTGAATACTTTCACGACGAAGACAAGTGGGTTGTCGTGGGCGCGGAGTGTGCGCCGTGAAAGACCGCTTTGGCGTGGCTCGATGTTGCTGCGAAAATTTCTGTGAGGATTGCTGCAACGGCAACGCCCCGACGGAATGGGACGTCGAAGTTCAATACACCGACGAAGTGTGTTCGGCGTGCAATGAGGAAGCGTCTGGCGTCTTTAATCTTGCCAGAACTGGCAGCATATGCGGCTGGTCGTTCAGGCGGCGAAAATCAACTGGATGGAATCCGGCGTGTGTAGCCGATTACACGACCTACGGAAACGAATTCACGTGGCAGGATCTTTTTCTCGATGTGCGGTGTATCAACGATGACGAATACCGCATTGATGTTTTGACGTTTGTGGAGTCAACATACGCCACAGGGACCGAAATCAACAAAATTTTCACGCCTGTGTTTCCATTTGGGGCTGCCGTGCCGACTAAAAATGTTCGGCGAGGCGTGTCAAGCTATTATTCGGCTGTCGTTCCGTTCGATGAGTTCACTTGCGACGAAGCAGTTGATTTTGAGTTGCCGTTGATTACAGTGGATACATACTTACAGCTTTTGTATTTGTATCCGCTCCCGTCTGGGGATGTCTGGGTTAATTCCGAGCTATTGATACGGCGATTCACAAGCACGCCAATTCCGACGCAGAGATACACTATGTCTCAATTTTGGGGCCCTACATTTGACTTTGATGTCATTTGCCAACCGCCTGCAACCATCAAGATCACTGGCGTCCCATGAGCCTCTGCGATTTCGACGACAGCTTGCGTTGCATCTATTGCGGCTACCAAGCCCGCAAGCCACGCACCAAGCGGCAATGTACCGCCCCGCAGGAACAGCGACGGGCGCAACTCACACAATACGCTGCCGCTGTCGCTCGTTGGCTACGGGCTGGACGTCCTACGCGTAGCGACGCTGACACCGACCGGCTATTCGCGATCTGTCAGACGTGCGAACGCTACGACGCAGAACGCGGGGCCTGCAAGCTGTGTGGATGCCGGGTGTCAAGATCGGGTTGGCCGCTGGTCAACAAGATCCGGATGGCAACGGAGAACTGCCCGATCGACAAGTGGGCGGCGGAGACGATCGACAAGCCCGCGACAATGCGTATCGGCATCGTCACGCCGAATCTTCTCGTTGGCGGTGTTGAGTCCTGGATTGCCAGTTTGGCGCGGGAATGGCAGCGATCCGGACGGGCAGAAGCGATTGTGGCTCACACTGGCACGGCGGCTAGTGCCGATCCGGTGCTAGTCGAACGCCTCGGGCGTTGGGCAACCATCGTCAGCAGTGCCGAAATACCGGGCGTCGTACGCGTCCAGTCGCCACGCCTAGCGGTTGCGACGGTGGCCCAGGCTGTCGACAAGGTGATTGCCTGGAGTGTGCCGCCGGACCTGCTACAGGCTTGTAGCGGCACGCCTACGGTAGGCGTTTCGCATGGCTGCGGTGATTGGTGGATGGCTGCCGCTGATCCGTACGTAGCTGGCTGGGTGGCCGTCCATGATGTGGCCGCTGTGCCATGCCCGCGAGTCGCAACCGTCATCGAGAACGGCGTTGACATCGAGCGGTGTCAGTCGTCGCTAACGCAGGTGCAGGCCCGCGAACGACTCGGGCTGTCGCCGCTTGGCTGGATCGTCGGCTACGTTGGCAGGTTCAGCGGAGAGAAGCGGGTTCGCTCGATTGCCAATGCGGCCAAACTGCTGCCGGATGGCTGGCGGTTGGTGATGGTTGGTCGAGGGGCTGACATCCCGCCGCCATCCGATCGCGTGACGATCCTACCGCCGGTCGAGCACGTAGGCGACGTATGGCGGGCGTGTGATGTGGCGGTGGTCGCCAGCGACGCAGAGGGCTATTGCCTAGCCGCCGTGGAAGCATTGGCGGCCGGTAAGCCGTTGGCGTCGACCCGCGTTGGCGTGGTCGAGACGATGCCGAATGGCGTAGCCATTATCCCGCAGCCAGCGGAGCCGGAAGCGATTGCGGCCGCGATCCTGGACGCCCACCGGCGCGGCTTGCCGGACTGTCTCCGGCAATGGGCGTTGGATCAATCGGCGGCCAGGATGGCCGCTAGTTGGCTGGATTATCTCGCGACGCTCTAACGACTTGCGTCGTACGCGGGAAATTCTTCGCGGAATTTTTCTAACGCGGATTGACAACGTCGGACGATATCACTACTATTCCAACATCACGGGACGCATGTCGCGGACCGACTAACGCAAGGGAGCGAAATCATGATCCTCTGGCGAGCCGCTCAAGACGATCATATCTCTGACAGTGCCAGCTTTGCCGAGTCTCGCGAAGCGGCTGAGCACTATCTCGACAACCCGGGCTTTGGTGGCGCGACTCTGTACCGCTGCGATGTCGAGCCGGCGGACGTGCTCGACCTGACCGGCGATGACGCTATGGACGACCTGCTGGCCGCCATCGACAGCGATCATGACTACGGGGCCATCGGTGTCGATGAGCTTGTCCCGCGTCTGGCCAGCCAGCTTTGCGACGCTGGAATCCAGTGGGTTAAGGTGGTCGAGTCCTACCCGGCTGATACCGTCACCTGGATCTACGTAGGCGGCGACTGCGGCGACGAGCCGGATTTGGTCGAGGCGGAGTAACGCATCACGCCTGCCAGCATGTTGCTGGCAGGCCATCTGACACCAAACGCAAGGGAGCGAATCATGACGACGATCCGAAAATTTAAGAACCGGTACAACGAAGTCGCTTACGTCCGAGCTAATTTCGCCGACGCATCGAGCACGATCGAAATTAGCTGGGGCCGCCCCGACGCATGGCAATCGACGCCGTGCCAAGTGGCGGATGCCCGCCATCGCCCCGCTAACGCGTTGCGGCTGGCGCTCGACTATCTGGCCAATCGCTAGGCCGCTGACGCATCACACGCCCGGACGCAACGCGTCCGGGCTATCTACGACGAAAGGAAATCGCATGATTGGAATGATGCGTACGTTCGGAACGTACGAACAGGCGGCGGCAATGTGGCGAGAATGCCAGCGGCTAGGCCATAGGCCGCACAGCATTTTTTGGCATGAGGCGGAAAAGATGTGGGCGTTTTGGGTGTTGTAACGAAAGGATATCGAATGCTAGTAGTCACACGCCGACACGGCGAAAGCATGATCTTACGCGTTCGCCAGCCGGACGGCTCGATGCTGACCGGCAGGCTAACACTCAAGATTGCTGGTGAAAATCGCATCCGGGTTGAGTTCGAGGCACCCGCCGCGTTTGAGTTGTGGCGGGAAGAAATCGCAAATAAGGGGCAGGACAATGGAACGTGAATTTGGACTGGTGTTTTTCGAGCGCGTTGACAGCAAAGAAAAACGCAGGGTTGAGCGGCACGAGGACGCAAGCAACCAGCATAGCTATACGGTGGGCTGGATGCTGGGCGATGTCATTCGCAATTTTGCGGACGATCAAGTGCATGAGGCGTTGCATGGCTTGCTAGAGCGGTCGTATGTCGGCGCACAATCTGACGAGCTTGTGGGCCGTCTGCTGCACGTCGTCGTGCAGTATCGCAAGTGGCAGGAACACGGATCGACGGGATCGTTTTGGGACGCGTGCGAAGCGGATAAGGGGCAAGACGATGGAACGTGAATTTCGATTGACGGTGGTCGAGACTAAGCGGCACGGCGAGATTATCGGCGGGCATCATCGGCATTGCGAGATCGGCACACGCAATCCGCAGCACGTCCTTGGTGCGATGCTGGGCGACGCCATCGTAGCCATGGCACCAGATGACGCGGCCAATGTGCTACAGGCGTTGATAACGCGGCTGGACGTGCTAGAGGACGAGTCGCTTAAGCCGTTCGGCAAGCTGGCGATCCTGTGGCGAGTTTGGCAGACGCGGGGCGGAGACGTGGACTTCGGTGATTTTGTCAATGTCGAGGAGGACCAATGAACGCACCAGCAATGCCGGGCCGCCTAATGACGTGGTGGCTTTGGATTAACGATTTTGATCCGGTCGAATTGATTGTCGACGGTGAAACGACGACCGATGAACCTACAATCTTGCACTGGCTGCATGGTCGAGATCATCAGTTCGGAACCGCCATCGGCGACGAATGGCGAGCTAATGACGGACGATGGTATATGCGAGGAAAGGCGGTGCAGCGTGAAGAAACCGAATGAAATCAACGCGTTAATTGGTGAGGCGTTGGCGGCAATTACTGGGTGTGTCAGCAACATCAAGAACAACTATTACCAGCAAAACGCAAGGCGTGGAAAGATTGAGTTGGTCAACCTGATTCGCGTGGCGTCGCGGTCGCTCTTGGAACTCGAGAAGAGGGAGCAGGACGATGAAGCTGATTCGACTACTTGACGACATCGCGACGGACCTGGAACACCAAGTCGGCAAGATCCGCGACGCCGCGACAGCGGCAAGCGAAGTCGAGGACTCGGCGGACGAGCAGGCAGCGGCGGTACATGCTCGGCTGATCGTCATGCAGAATTGGTGCCGACATTACGCGAAAAAACTGGAGGCGAAGCAATGAGCGGATATGTGATCGAGGCGATTCGTGGCGGCAAGTGGACTGTCATTAAACGATGTTGGGACTACCGCAACGCTGTAGCCGCTTTGCATCGTCCTGGGCGACGGCGGATCGTGTCTGAGGCGACAGGCCGCACTGACGAGCAGGCCCATTGTGACGCCGTGGCGGCTGGATTGTTCAAGGGCGATTACCTGGCGTGGACTCTACAGGCCAATCATCAGCGTGATGATTGGGAGCCTGTGCAGATGAAGCGGAGACGATCGGCGAAACGACAATCGTAGTTTTTTTGAAAGGGCGTGGACAATGAATATGGAAGAGTTGGTCGAGGCGATGGTTGAGGCTCGGCTGCGAAAGATCAAAGTAGACGAGGAGTTGGCTGCCCTGACGCAGCAAGCGAAAGCATTGGAGCGAAAACAGCCTGCGATTGCGGCCAGTCCGCGAGGCGGCGTCACGGTCAATCGAGACATGCTCGCCATGTATCGGTTTGGAATTCGGATCGGTGTCATCAATGCGAAGTGTGATTACGACCGATGGTGTCAAACGGACATCTACGCTTGCGGCGTGCAGGCGTATCAGCTTGGCGGGACGCACGAAAAGGGGTTTGGCAACTCGGGAAGCCGGTTGGCGTTGTCGTTACGAATGGCGGAAAACCATAGTGCCGCTGCTGAGCTTGCCAATTCATTTCGAGATTTGCAAAGCGTAAAGGAGCTGGCGCAGTTGCCGCCGGTTTTTGCTGAGCTGCGCAACAGGATCAAAACTCGTGACAGCGTTCGCGGAAACCTTGCGATTCAGTTTTGTTTCTATGACGTGCTGTGGGCGTTAGATCCAAAGCATCGAAGCGGCAATTACTCGTTTCCGGTTTGGGATCAATACAACATGGCACGCATGAACGAGTTGGCCAAAGATATCGTCGACAGGTCAATTGCGGAGGTGAAACAATGATCACCGAATTCCACCAACGAACAATCCGCCGCGAACTTGACGTAATCATCGCGATGTGCCAAGCGGCACTGGAGCATTGCGTTCGACTGGATAGCAAATGCCTTCCGAAAGACAATACCCAAGTCGAGCGAATAGCCGATAACTTGCGAATCACCATGATGGAGGCTGGCATCCTCCGCGACATTAACGACAAGAGAAAGGTAAGCGAATGCCAACAAGAAAAATAACATTCCGATTGTCGCTCGACGATCCGCTGCTATTGCGGCTCGAATCGATCCGCGACAAGTGGCAGACGAGCCTGACAGACGTGATTCTGACGCAGTTATACGCGACCAATCACGTTGACCGACCGACGACATCTTACGACCGCCGGCAGGCGGCACAGCTACGGAGACGGGATCGCGAGCGGCAAGGAGGGTAAACGTGGATCATGCAAGGCTAGTGGCGGTGTGTGTGCTGGCGGGAATACTAGTCGTCGAATGTTTTGGCGACGTCTTGCTGGCGTTTTTCAAAGCGTGGGTGATGAAATGACAATTGACAGGGAATTGATTGAGGACATTGAATCGCGATTGGGGATGGTGGGACATAACTTGCAGTCGATGTCGATTGCGATGAAGGTTCGGCGAGCTAGCCAAAGCGAAGTTGATCGCATTCGGCTTGACCTGGAAGCGGCGTTCAAAAGCTGGCTGACGCTGCGGACGAAATTGCAAGCGGCTGGCGTCGTGTCCAATGTGGGAGGCTAAACGTGAACCTTGAACGATCGTTTGAAACTCGATTGGATTATGTTCGCGCATTGGCCAGCCAACTGGCTACTCGACTGGAAATCGAAAGCTGGCAGCATGTTCCAGAACACGTCGAAACGATTAGATACGAGTTGGATACGCTGAACAAAATGTGGGCGGAAATCAAAGCGAAGCGAGAAAGCGAGGCTGACAAATGCCAATCGAAGTAATACGCGGCAAACAGCCACGCCCTCGGCGTGTTTTGCTCTACGGGCCGCCAGGCGTTGGAAAAACAACTTGGGCGAGCAAAGCACCTGACCCGTTGTTTGTGGACATCGAGGGCGGATGCAATGACCTAGACGTTGCTCGAACGAAGCAGATCACCGAATGGACAACGCTTGCATCGACAGTGCAAGAATTAATCCGCGATGGCGGACCGTGGAAAACAATCGTTCTCGATTCGATCGATTGGGCTGAGAAGCTGCTTCACCGAAAGCTTTGCGTTGAGAACGACGTCAAGGAACACGAACTGCACAAAGCCGGTGGCGGCTACGGTGCTGGCAACAATATGGCAGCGGCGCGGATCAGCAAAATGCTGGACTACTTCGCGACGATGCAGGCCAAACATGGCTGGACGATTGTTTTGTTGGGGCACGCGAAAAGCCAGCGAATTGACGATCCAGAGCGTCAGTCGTACACACAATGGCAGCTTGACCTGCAAGACAAGGCGGCAGCCGCTGTGCGTGAGTGGTGCGACGAGATGTTTTTTGCTTGCACGGATGTCAGCGTTGAGGAAATCGAGATCGATAAGAAGCAAGGCAAGCGGGTGCTCGGAAAAGGCGGAACGCGGAGACGCGTTCGCACCGTCGGGACGCCAGCAATTGCGGCCAAAAACCGCCTTGGCATCACGACGGACCTACCGCTGGAATGGGCCGCGTATCAAAAATTTTGGCCGGGAAGCGGATACACTCCGCCGCCCGCTGAACCGGATCCGGAACCGGATGACAGTAACCCGGCGCAATTGAAGACTGAACCTGAGGCTGAAACTTTCTAAGGAGTGATGAAATGTCAGAAGCGGATTGGATCGAAGACGAAAAGACGACGGACAGCGGCGAGGCGATGTTTTCCGAAGTGTTCGGGGATGGTGGGTTCGACACTGCAAAAGTCAAGTCGAACTTGCTGCCGGCTGGCATCTACCGACTGCGGATCAGCAAAGCGGAAACGCGAGCATCGAAGGCCGGTCCGAACATGCTCGCGTTCACGCTAACCGTGGCTGAACCAAGCGAATACGAGGGCCGTCGACACTACGAAAACTTGAACCTGCAACACGCCTCGCCGCAAGTGCGAGAGATTGCCAAACAGCAACTTAAGGCCATTTGCTTGGCGTGCGGCATCATGAAGGCTGAGCGACCTAGCGACCTAGTTGACCGGGAGTGCGTGGCAACTATTGCCATTAAGGCGGATACCAAGACTGGCGAACTGCGCAACAACGTCAAGAAGTGGCATGACGCGTCGCGTGAAGTTCCCGCCGTGTTCGTCGAAGCGGCTGGCGGTGATGGTGGCGATCCGTTTGGCATGTAGGACGCATGATGCGGCGGCGTGGTGGGAACACGCTAGGTGTCACAGACGATAGCCGAGCACGAGAAACGCCCAGTCTGTGGGGAGAGACACTCGGGCAAACCCGGTTCAAATCCGGGACGCATCATTCGGAAACTAGAAGGCAACGGCTTAGAGATGATAGCCCGCTAGCGGCTTGGCAGGGTATGCAACCCAAAATTGTGGCCGAAGTGACAGCCCGGAAAGACGGGCACTTACGATGCGGTGGCGGAACGGCAGACGCAGGGCGACGGCTCGGTGAAGCCTGTGGCGATCGACGCAGGACAGTAACATGCAGGTTCGAATCCTGCCCGCATCATTTGAGTTGTTGTCGGTTGTTCAAACAGGAGGCTAACGCGATGGCGGAACGGTATCAGGTGCGAGGATTGCGGATTTGGGATAGCGAGACGGATACTTACAGCCGATTGTTCAAATTCGTCGCAAATGCAAAGTACGGCGCTAGTCGTCCAGATCTTATGAGGAATCTTGAGTTCAAGCCGCTCGACCAATGGCAGGATGACAAGTCACAAGGCGATCCGGTCAATCATCCGTCGCATTACCAAGGCAAGGTCGAGTGTATCGACGCGATCGAAGCCGCCCTCGGCGATGATGGCTTTGTGGCTTGTTGCCGTGGCAACGCGATGAAATATCTCTACCGGGCTGGCCGTAAGGGCGAGTTGGTGGAAGACCTGCGGAAGGCGGCGTGGTATCTGGAACGGGCTATCAAGACGTTGGAAAAATAAATCACCCCGTCCGCCGGCCGCGAGCGTTGGCGTAAGCGGCTTGGGGCAGTAGTCGGCGTGGTGCCGCGGTCATGCCTGGATAGGCCGGCGGATGGGATTTTTTTTTGGGAGGATCGAATCAGTGACATCAGAAGACATCGCGAAGGTCGACAACTGGCAATCACTCGTCCGCGTAGCCCACGGCATGGCCGTGGAGAAGGGATGGTGGGATGACGGAATCGCCAATCGGCCGCTCGAAGACATCATCAACAATTTCCATGCCGAAGTATCCGAGGCGTGGGAGGAATATCGAGCGAAGCGAATGGCCACTTGGTACGCCGATCCGCAGGCGGTGCTAGCGGGCAAGTTGCCAAAGCCAGAAGGTTTCTATGTCGAGCTTGCCGACCTGCTGATTCGCATTGCGGACGCAGCGGGAGCGCATCGGATTGAGTGTGACGAGCCAGTTTCGCAGCCTGTTTTTCATACTATTTCGAAGAACGTCTTGTTTCTTCACGGAGCGATCGATCAGTTTCGTTTCTGGACAGTTGCTAGCGATTGCTTCGGCATTGCACAGGCGAACAATCACGACCTGTGGGCCACGATCCGCGAAAAGCTCGCCTACAACGCGACGCGGCCGTATAGGCATGGAGGGAAGCGAGCGTGAGCGACAATCCAACATCGCAGGATATCGGCGAATATAAATCGATTGACGAGACGCTACGCGAGTATTTGACGCCCGAGCGAATCAACCTTCTGACGCTGTTGACATCGCCAAACGTTGAAGAACGCAAGGCCGGCAAGGCAACGATATCGATAAAGCATCTGATGATGCTGAGGATCATCGCGTTTGAATATGCGAAACGCGAATTAATCTCCGCCGAACGATTGGCGGAGATGCGTCAGGCGGTGTTGCGTTACGGTCCGAGCAACTGCTGGACCGGGACGACAGGGACGTTGGCGGCGATGGTTTTTGAGCTTTTACGGGCTATTGGCGAGGAGCGGGGAACGTGAACGACGAAGAACAAAAGCAACGCAATCTGGTGTTGGCTGCGGTCGATGCTTGGCAGTCGCTCAACAAAATTCGAGCGTGTTGTGGACGGGCTTACGATTGGCATGGCGATGAAGTCGGCGATGACGGTCAGGAAATTGATCGCATCGTTGATACGCTTGGGTTGGCTATCAAGGAGGCGACCGGAAAAAACGCGTTGTCGGTTTATACGGGAGGGCTGGAAACGTGAACGAAACAATTGAGATTGCCCCTAGCACGACGCTAGTGGCCAGTTATCGCGAACAGAAAATGGAATGGAACCAGTGCCTAAGCGAGTTTATTGACAACTCGTTCGACGCACGGGCCAAACGCGTCGAGATCATCATTCAAAGCAAGCGGTTGACGATTCGCGATGATGGCGACGGGATGCGTGACATTACCGCCGCTGTGCAGCTTGGCAATCACACCGAGCATCGACACAAGTCTGCCAAGATGGCTGTCGGCATGTACGGAGTTGGCGCCAAGGGTGCGGCGATCCGGCTATCGGATCGAATGCAGATCGAGACCGTCCATCACGGCAAGGCGTCAAGCTTGTCCGTGGACTGGGCACAACTCGAAAAGTCTGGCTCTTGGCGAATTGCGGCACCATCGGTGCGGGACGCTTCTGGCGAACCGAGCGGCACGGTCATCGTTCTAGATCCGATCTTGCCGGACAGGACAACGCCTCGGGAAGCGACGTGGAAGCAACTCGGGCTAACGTTCATGCCGGCGCTAAACTCGGGATTGCAAATCGTCGCGGTCGTGCGAGGGCAACGTATCGCGATTCAGCCTGCTGCGATTCCGTTGATGAGCGAATGCGTCGAGGATCGATTTGACGTCAACGGAAAACAAGTAACGATCCGGATTGGCATTCGCCAAGAAGGTGCGGCTGCAACGTTCGAGAAGTTCGCGTTGTGCTATGGGCATCGGTGCTTGTGCCTGACCGACATCGGGACCGGCACCTACAACGCAAGCCGCATGACGGGCCGCATCGACCTAGGCGAAGGTTGGCGGCCAAACACGTACAAGGACGGACTGAACGGGCTTGACGTGCTGGCCGATCCGATCTTTGAACGCATCAAGCCGTTGCTGGAAAAAGCCGACAAGATGGCACGGGTGGTTCATTGCGACCAAATACGATCGCAAGTCGAAACACTGATCAACGAAAACTTACAGCAACAACAAGTGATTGAGCGACGACCCGGCGAAAAAGGCCAGACAAGCGGCAGCGTGAAACCTGCCGCAACTGGAGGTCGACGCAGGAACGCCAAGGCGTTTGACACTTCGATTCCTGGATCGGTTGATGCCATCGGATCAACGGGCGGAAAATCTCGATCGGCTATCGTATTGCATTTTAAGGAAGGCGACGGGGTGACGATCGGCGATTGCTCGACGCACGGACGTACCGCCAAGATTCACTTGGACACAAACCACGAGACAGTCAAAGCAGCGGTGGATGAAAACAACCACCTAGCGTTGACGTGCATGGTGGTTGCTTTGCTGGCTGAATATGACGACCGGGCGGAAGCCAACCAAAGACGGTTGTTTTCCAGCGGCGACTTTCTGACATCGTTTTCGAAGGCGCTCAAATTGTTCAAGGCAAGCGAGGTGACGAAGTGACCGAAATCAAAATTCATCCAGCGTGCGACCTGTTTCCGGCCATGTCCGAAGACGATTTCCAAGAACTAAAGGCCAACATTGCCGAGCACGGAGTTCGCGATTTTGTGACGTTTTGGAAGGGGCAACTCGTCGACGGCCGACATCGTGTCCGAGCCATGCAAGAGCTTGGCATTGACGTCATGTGCCATGCGTCTGAGTTGTTTGACGACGACGATCCGTTCTCGTTCGCCATCAGTGTCAACCTGAAGCGGCGACATCTGACAACAAGCCAGCGGGCGATGATTGCCAGCAGACTGGCGACGTTGCGACATGGAACAAATCAGTTTGAGGAAAAAGTGGAAGTCTCAAATGAGACATCCACAGAAACGAGAAGAGATGCAGCAGAAACGCTTAATGTTTCGCTGGCATCCGTCGCAAGGGCGAAAGCATTGGAACGCGAAGCCGCCCCTGAAGTGACAGCCGCCGTTCATGCTGGCACAGTAACGCTTGGGGCGGCGGCCAATCTCGTCAAAGCTGAACCTGACAAGAAGAAGCAGGCCGCAATCGTCGCGCGTGGCAAGCAAGCCGTGAAGGAAGTCGTGGCCGCGAAGAAGGCTGAGGAACCGCCAAAGCCACAGACTCCAAAGCCGGTCGAATCGAATGTCATCGGCGACGTGAAAGCGTTGCTGAAGACTGCTGGGGCTAACAAGCTGATTCGATCAAGGACGCAAACATTACTCACACGGATCATCGAATCGACACCAGCGGAACGAGCGATGATGCGCCGCATCCTGGACGCGATGGATCGCGACCCTGACGGCACGGCATCGAAGATCGAGCTTGTGCGGGAGGATGAAGTGTGAAACTCCGCGACTACCAATACGAAGCCATCGAACATACATGGCGATGGCTACAGCGGGCGAAAACCGCGCCCGTCATCGTCCTGCCAACTGGCTCGGGCAAGTCAATCGTCATTGCCGAAATGGCAAGGCGTGTCGTCGAACTGAAGCGACGCGTGATCGTCCTAGCCCACCGGAAAGAACTGCTCGAACAGAACGCGTCAGAGCTACGTACACTCGTTCCGTCGCTCGATGTGGGCATTTACTCGGCTGGCTTGCGTCAACGCGACACAGAACACGCTGTGGTGTTTGCGGGGATTCAATCGGTTGTCAATCGTGCGTCGGAATTCGGATCGCGGTCGCTGGTGATTGTCGACGAGGCGCACCTTGTCGGGCCGGATGAAACGAGCGGCTACCGTCGATTCCTGGACGCGTTGGGCCAGTGCAATCCTAACCTGCGGCTCGTTGGGCTGACGGCAACGCCCTATCGCACCAGCACGGGAGCAGTGTACGGCAAGGATGAAATATTTGGCGGCGTGTCCTACAACGCCAAGCTTTCAAAGCTAATTGCGGACGGCTACCTATCGCCAATCGTTAGTTGCCGAGCCCGCGAAGAAATCGAGACGGACTCGATACGCGTTCAGCGTGGCGAGTTTGTCCAGCGGGACATGGAGGCCGCATTCGATATCGAGGGCGTGACGCAATCGGCCGTCGCTGAGCTTGTCGCGAAGACGGCTGGCCGTGAATCAATCATTGTTTTTTGTGCTGGCGTCAATCACACAAAAAAAGTCGCGGAGAAGATACGCGAACTTACGGGCGATGGAGTCGGCATTGTAACCGGCGAATCATTGCCACTGGAGCGGGCTAATATCATTGAGCGGTTCAAAACTCGACAACTCCGCTGGATCGCCAATTGCGACGTCTTGACCACGGGTTTTAATGCGAGAGGCGTGGATTGTGTCGCGGTGTTGCGGGCTACGTGTTCGCCTGGGCTGTTCGCGCAGATGTGCGGCCGTGGCTTGCGGCTGTTCGATGGCAAAAGCGATTGTTTGATTCTCGACTTCGGCCAAAATTTGCGTCGTCATGGTCCGCTAGACGCGGATGATTATGGCGTGTCGAAAAGCAAATCGGGTACGCACGCCGCACCGGAAAAGAAGTGTCCTGAATGTAAGGCACCAGCGCCGCTAGCGGCCAAAGTCTGCGAGGAATGCGGGCACGAATTCAGTGAGGACACAATTCCGAAGGCAAGGCATGACGCCTCGGCGGATGACTCGCCCGCGTTGGTTGATCAGGTTAAGCCGACGTTGTTCAGCGTGGTCAGCATCCGCTACAGCAAGCACGTCAAAAAGAAGGATCAGAGCGTTAGCCTACGCGTCGACTACGAAGTTACCGAAGACGGCGCGGAGATGCCGCAAATCGTTAGCGAGTACATCGGGATCGGCGAGTACGATTGGCGGGACGGGTTTTACGGGCAGAAGGCCAAGACCTGGTGGGGCAAGCGATGCGAACACGCCAATCCCGTCGGGATTGACAACGCGTTGGCGATTGCTAACGCCGGCGGGCTCGCGGATTGTTCAGCCATCAAGGCGGTCCAAGAGGGGCGATTCTGGCGGATTACCAACTACATGCTGGGGCCGAAACCGGCTGAGGCGGAGTGGATTGGTAGGCTCGACGCGAAGGCGGCTGAGCCGATCGAAGGGGCGGAGTTCGGGGCGTATGACGAAGTGCCGTTTTAACTTTGGAGGGCGTGGGCAATGGTGCATTATCACGGGACGCCGTGCGGGGCGACGCGTCAAGATGTTGTTGGTTTTTTGGCTGGTCGACATGCGTTAGTCCCATGGATTCGCAGCGAGGACGCTTCAGCGGCGGCTGAAGTGTGCCAAAGCTTTTGTGTCGACAATGGAGCCTTCACCGCCTGGAAATCGGGGCATCCGATTGAATCGTGGGGCGGATACTATCGATGGGTTTGGGAGTGGGCTTTGCATCCCGCGTTCGATTTTGCCATTATCCCGGATGTCATCGACGGAACGGAAAACCAGAATGACGAGCTATTGTCCGAATGGCGAAAGCATTTCCATCGACAGGAACTTGGCGCACCGGTTTGGCACATGCACGAAAGCATCGAGCGTCTAGTTACGCTGTGCAGCAAATGGCCGCGAGTGTGTCTAGGATCAAGCGGGCAATATGCGTCTGTCGGAACCGATGGCTGGTGGCGACGCATGGGCGAAGCGATGGCGGCGATATGCGATAGAGAAGG